GTTGCCGGGTGCGACCAACGTGCCTGCTGTGTTGGTAGGTGCTTCTGCCGACTCGACCGACTCGTCAAAAGATCCTGACTTGATAATCAGGCTGATGGCGGTCGCATTCGCCTGAATCACGCCGTTTGCCGTGATTGGAGTCAGCAGTACGGTGCCACCTTTGAACGTTTGCGGATTGCCTTTTATGGCCATAGTGATGTCCTTTAGCTGGGCGTGATCTTGAAATCGACATTGAATCCAAAGCACCAGACATTCGCCTGGCCAGTTTCCGACGGGGTCGCAAAGTCATCCGGCTCAGCACTGACCACAATCAGTCCTGGACAGGTGAAAGCATAAAGCAGCGTGATAGCATTAAATCCATTCTCGTAGGCTGCGACAGGGTCCGTGTCAAGCATGTCAAACTTGTATCTGTGGGTGTCCATGATCAGGCCAACGTTTGCGTAGTCTCTGGAAAAGCCCATAGGCCGATAAACTGCCACGGGCGGGTCATCTGACGCCGGAGCATATTCCAGCCAAAGGGCGGGAAGTGTGCCGCGATTGGCTGACCAGTAATCGGCGATCATCTTCGGAAGATTGTTCATGCTGGCACCGCCAGTGACGGTTTGCGTCTCACCAGGCTAACTTCCGTATGGTGCCCAGACAGGCCGGGGTATCGCACAGAATCCACCTGTCCGGTGAATGTCACTCCATAATCCGAAACGATCTTCAACCAGAACTTGGTTTCAATAGGTTGGGCGTACTCTTTGGGCAGATAGACGATGTATCGACCTTGCGTCTGCTCAAAATTGCCATCCTCCACGTAGCGATAGCTCGACTTTTGATCCACCCGGCATCGAGTCGATCCCAGTTTTGAAAGCGTTTGCGTGGCCTGATTAAACTGGCCTTGCCCGTTGGTTTCTTGATAGATCGTTGCGGTGGCGTTGAGCAGGTGTGATGGCAGGCTCATGACGTACCTGCTTTCTTCATCGCGTTGGAAATGACCTGCTTAATCCAAGGCAAGCACTTTTCAAACGATGGTTGCAGGAATGGTCTAGCGGGAAGGTTTCCACCTTCTGCTTTGGTGCCAAATTCGTGGACTCGACCATAGACCATCAAGTCTTTTGGGCCTACTCTGGCTGACAGCTTGTCGTTTGCCAATTGATAGCCAATCGAGACCCGCAGGTTTCCAGTCTGTTTGTGCGGTGGTTCACCGGCTGGAGATGGTTGACCAGGGAAAGCGCCGGAGACGCTCAGCGTCTTTTTGGTGGTCGAATCCACTTTGATTGCTGAGCGTTCAATGGCTTTGACCAGCTCCCTGTGAACAGACTGGCTGTACTTGTCGCCACGCCAAGTCATTTTGACATTTGTAGCCATAGCATCACCCTGCGGAGTAAACGCGATAAGGTTGGATCAGGGTGGAAATGTAAGGTGGCAAGCCCTTCATAAAGGCCGTATTGAGCGTGTAACTGTAATCGCCTATGGATTCTGAGGATGCCACAGAGGATTTATTTTGCATGTCCAGCATCCAGGTCATCACCGCACCAATCAGCATGTCTTGTGTGTTCTGGTCGAGACCGTCGCTCGTGTAGGTGACCACAATATTTGAGATGCCGGGATCCCAGCCAAGGAGCTGATTCCAAAAGCCTTTATTTTGTCTTGTCAAGCGTCCTTCAGCGTCCCAGTGCAGAGCGGTTACATCCAAGGTGTTGCCATTGGAGACCACAGAAGTGACTGCGGAAACTGGCGTTGCTGTCAGCCATAAATAAGTTTGATTCTTTCCGGTAAACGTTTGCGTTTTTGTGCCCGACGAAATCTCGCGGCCCAATGCCTGAACCAGATAAGTCTCAGCCGCGTTTGCCAATGCCTTCAATGGACCAGGGGCCAAGTTAGCAAGTTGCGGGTACATATAAGTGACTTGAAGGCTGATGGGCATAATAATCGCCTGACGGATAAAAAGATGGGATGGGCCACAACGGGAGAATCATGACCCATCCCCTGCGGGGCTTACTTGCTCTTCAGCACGCGGATTGCGTTAGGCTGAACCACACGGCCACCACGACGGGCACGAAGCACGAACTCGTAGGAGCCGTTTTTATATGCCGGTTGATCGTTGACCTTGATGGTCGGAGAGACGCGGTCGAGCATGTAGTAGGCGGACTTCCAGTCAGCATAGTACAGAGGCAGTGTGCCAGCCGTAGCCGACAGGCTCGGGACGTTCTCACTGATGATGATCGGTCGGCCCAAAAGGCTTCCGTTGGCCCATGTGGTTCCACCACCAGGTGTGGCACCGATGAAGCCGTAGTTTGGCAGGAACAGAGGGCGAGACTGACCGTCAACCAGTCCAGCAATGGCGCCCAGCGTGGCTGAGTTCATCAACCAGGCACCCTCAGTTCTGAACTGCTGAGGGGTCTGGTAGAACATGTTGATAAGGTCTTGGTACGTGATCACAGCGCCTGTCGTGGTCGCAGTGATCTGAGTGACAACACTCGATTCGGTCAGGCCATAAGGCTGGCTGGAACCAGAACCGGAGATGATGGCGAGGTCAGTGGCCACAGCCAGCGACTTTTGGAAGATGTCGGGAATCAGTGTGGAAAGGCCGTAAGCGTTGTCTTCCAAAAGACTGATCGAGAACAGGCCATAGGCCCAGACTTCATTAACGTTGATGTCGATTTGCTCGACTGTCAGGTTTGAGCCTTGATCGGTCGGGCTGGCAGGTGTTTCACCGCCCCACGACACGGTCACAGGATAAGCAGGATACTTGGTATCTGTGGTCTTGACCCGTGGGAATCGCGTTGTGAGCGTGGTTGTCGGGATGGTGCGAACCGCGTCCTGAAGCATGCCCGCCTGTGGAGGCGTCATGATCAGTTCGGACCACTGGATCGGAACCAGAGCCGCACCACCACCAGCCGTACCAGCGGCAACACCTTCGGTGAAAGCCTTGCGGACAATCTCACCAGCGCCCGCGTAATCACGGCCACCGGATCGCATGAACTTCAGGATTTCCCGCTTGTAAGCAGGGGTACAAGCCTTTTCGATTGTGTCGAGCGAGTAGCCTTCAGCCAGGTAGGCTTCAACGGTTTCGCCTTTAGGTTCGATCTCTGGGCGGAACGCCTTGTTGACCAGTCCTGGGTGAACCATGCCAGGCTGTGGGTAATGCCCGCCAGCAGGAGTGGACTTCACATCGTAAACGTGACCAGGGCGATTGGAGGCAGGAACCTGTCCAGCCCACTGATCGTTCTGCTCGATGCTGGCTTTCAAAATGGCCACGGTGTTTTCGCGTTCTGTGGCCTTGGTCACAGCTTCATTGATTTCGCCCAGGCGAGCTGTCGCCCGACCCATTTCGGCCACCTCGTCAACGGTGTGGCCTTGCTTGTTAACGAGTTCCGAAGCACGAGCCTTAAGGGCGGTGGCTTCGGATTGCAACTGTGCAATCTCAGAGTTCTGCATGCTTCGGTAACCTTTTCTTCGGGCTAAGGATAAGTTCATGGCCTGCCCGTTAAGGGCCACGAATAAAGATCTTCCTACATTATCACTTGACTTTGTGATTATGCAAGCAGTGGAGGTAAATTGTTTGGGTCAGTCACCGTAGCACTCACGCAGTAGGCGTCCCATCCACGACCTTCCACGTTTCTCTCGGTAATCCAGCAGTAGCCATTCCAGCCCCACTGGGTTCCCCACGAGTTTTGCATCAGGATCGCCCATTTGTTGTTGGCCATCCTCTTCATTCCCATCCCACCTGTGACAGCATGGTTGTGTGAGCCAGCTCGGTTGCCTGGGACTCCATCCTTGTCGAGCGTGTTGAAATTGGCGTTGACCGGAACACTGAAATTGAATGGCATTCTGAGCTGGGCTGCGATACATAAATCGTTGAATGTGTTGAGCCTGTAGCCAATCTCGATCTTGAACCGCTTGGCGTCAGTTCTGGCTGACTCAGGAATCCGTGAAGGATTAATTGTTGCATACGGAACCAGTGGCTCAGAGCAAGTACCTTTGTTTTCAAGGTAGACAAGAGCTTCTGCAATATTCGATCCAACATCCCAGCCATTGCAAAGATCAGCATAGACGAGCCAAGGACTGAGAGGGACATGAGCAGCACCAGACACGTAGCGAGCGATTTCCAAGCTGGATGCCGCTGCATGGCCATTGCAAGCCCCTTTGCCGTTCTGGTCTTTAATCTTGACCGGATACTTTGGGTCGTCCCTTAGGTCAAATTCTTCCCATTCGCTTTCGGGAATATCTGGGAGTTGCTTGCCAGTGGCCAGCATGAGCCTAGATTCATGGCTTCCCAAGTATCTTAGCTCGCCGTCAGGTGTCACCCAGCCAAGCAGATTGCTCACTTGATCACCTCCACCAGCTTGATGATGTCAGCCTTGGTCTGAGGACTCGTAGACTTGACGATCTTTCCGGCCTGATCCTGAAGTATGACGGTCGGTAAACCTATCTGACCAACGGTTTGCTGAAACCCGAGTCGATCTATGTCCGCTTCCCCTGCGATGTACGAGCGATACTGTATCCCACGCGATTCTAGCAACTTGCGGATCTCTGGGTCGGTACGCCATGCTTGTTGCTCCGGTTTGGATTCATCCACAACAACCGAAAACCACTTGATACCACTGACTGGTTGAGGCTTTTCGTCCTCATCAGGAACTGGTGGCGGGACAGGTCGAACACCACCCTGTTCGATGGCGATGACACTTCCACTGGACTTGCCCACAAAGTAGGTAAATCCAGCGTGGCTAAACACTACCCGTTCCTCGACTGCTGGCGGTACCAGAGTCGAGGGAACGGGCTGTTGTGCAAGCAGAACTGCGATCAGAAGACTGATCAAAGTCCGACCTCCCATTGAACAGATTTAAGCTGTGCCTGAATCGACTCTTCTCGTTGGTTCATCGCAGCTTTGACGCTGGATTCGTCGATGCTCACCAGCTCGCCGTTGGCCAGCTTGGAGAGCAGTTCGCGGATCACCTCCACGATAATTGGTGTTAACAGGCGGATGATGATCTTGCTGATCATTTGGCATCCTCGACTGGCTGAAGATAAATCAACCTTGGCCCAAACAGCCTTGGTTTGACGATTAACGCTCTTGGTGGTCGTGGCTTGCCGTTGATTGGTCGGGGAGGCAGGAATTGAACCTTGACCTCTTTTTGCTCGACTGTGGTGGTCGTTGTGGTCACTGTCTGCTTTGGACATTGGCCAGACTGACAGGATTGAGCTGTGTAGATCATGAACTCTGCGAACAAGGATCACCTTACCTCTCTTGGGTTTAGGGTATGTTCCCGAAACAGATTTCGGGAACACTTGTCAACCATTTTGCTGACGTCAGGAAAATGGTAACCGTCTCGCCTGTCCTCTCGACGGTGAGACGGTAGGCGGGGAGACTGCTACTTCTTCAGGTCTCTCAGAGACCTGCGGTAAGCTGCTACGGCGTAGATGATTGCGGCAGCAGCATACATGGTTTGCGGAATCGAAGGGTCGATCGAACTGCCTTGCACGGCTTTATCTGTGACGACCTGGGCCACAGGTACGATCCATCCATAGTCGGGGTTGATGACATCCTCGATACGCATGTCATCAGCCCTTTGGTGCTGGTGGCGTTTGGCCAGAGTTGAGATAGATAAGCGTTTGGGCGATCCCGAACGCCAGCGCCATGCCCAATGGGCTGGTGGTTGCAATAATCGAGTCAAGGTGTTGACTCAAAACGCCAAGTGCCGTCACAGTTCCTGCAAGAGCCATGCGAATGATGATCGCTCTGGCTTGCTGGGCGTTGATTTGTCCAATCCAATCCGTGTTCATTTCGACCCCCTTGGTACTGTAAAACAATGTCCTAGAACGATTCCCACTCCGAGAGCAAAGCTGAGACTGTGCTGATTAACTTCCCAGATTGCTTCGCTCCAGGTTGTGCCGCCGCTTTGCCACTTGATCAGATCAACCAACAGCAGCACGATTGCAACTGTGATCAACACGACAAAGTTCTTGGCGGCAGCACTGAAAGTCATCAGATTGGCCCGTTAGCTGTTCCGTTGGATGTGCCATTGCCGTTATTGACAGGCCAGAGAGGTGGCAGGGATGCAAAGAACTCGCCCACCGTAGGGACAGCCTGAGTACCAGCCTGAACAGCCTGAACCATGCTATAAAACAAGCTCCAGATTGAGTCGCGATAAGCGATTGCGGCATCACCTTCAGACTTGTAGGTCGTGATGTTGCTCAGTGTCCAGCTTGTGGCTGAGAGGATGCTATCGTATTGCTTTACGGATACCGCTTGATCAAGAAATGAGCCGATGCCGTTACCGATTTCGGTAAGTCGCTGAATGACGTATGCTTGCTGTTCTTCGGCTGTCAGATCAACGACTATATATATGTCGGTCACGGTAAAACCGTTAACTGAAAAATGCTGGTCAAGTCGCTGCGTGGCAGGGTTGTACGATGGGATGGGCGATGGAATGTACGGGTAATAGCCGTATGTGGCTAAACTCGCATCGTCGAGGGCGTTAAAATTGCTGACAGTCGTGAATGACTGTGGTAGCCACTGTGGGCCGGAGATTTGACCGTTTGGACTGACTTGGCAATATTGCATGTTTGCTCCTTATGCGTTGGGAAATGCGGTTGTTGGTGGCGTGTAATTTGCGGTGTAGCGAGCGTATTTGGTGACTCGAAATTCATCTATGTAGCCGTTTAAATACAATCCCGTGAAAGGCGTGCCTCTGCCACCAATTGCTATCTGAGTCGATGGAGTGTTTGTCGTTCCCGAAACAGTGCCTGCGCTGCCAACTTGCGTGCCGTTCCAATACGCTTTGACAGAAGTCCCTGACCGCACAAACGCTACGTGATACCAAACTCCAGTTGTTGGAGCGGATGGCAGACCGTATGTACCTGAATAGTCGGTAGCCCCTACCGATATCGTGGACTCAAGCCTATACGCTCCGGCGTTGTTAAACATGTAGTATTGAAAAGCTGAGGCAGATGCTGACGCGCCACGGGCAAAGAAGAATCCAGCATAGTTGCCGCTTGTAGGGAGTGCTAAGAAATAGACAAAGCCTTCGACCGTAAAGTCGCTTGGGAACGCAAAGGCAGACGCATTGCCAGTAACTGCCAGGTAATCTCCCGTACCATCAAAATATGCACTTGCTCCACCATACTTGCTCTGGGTTGTGCTGATCTGAGCGTTGCCTACCGCCGTCACTGCCAGTGCATTCGGCCCAGAATCCACAAAGTTTGTCGATGCGTTTGCGCCATCCATGTGCAGCAGGAGCGATGTGTAATTGTAGTAAGGGTCGGCCACCGTGGATGATGCGGTTGTTGGTAATGCTGCTGTGGGAGGCGTGAAATTGGAGACGTAGCGAGCGAATCGGGAGATACGGAAATCGTCTATGTAGCCGTTGTAAGTAAAAACACTTGATTGAGTGTCTACAAACCCGCTGATTCGCATTGCATTGTCAGTTAGATTGGCTGAAGAAGTAACGCTTGTTTGCGAGACACCATCTACGTAAAGCGTGACTGTTGTACCGTTTCTGACTAACGCAACATGCTGCCATTGGTTTGCAACTCGACCAGTTGTAGTTGATAAAATTGTGGCATTATTTAGATAAACCAGAAACCCGCCATTGTTTTCACGTAGCATAAGACCATTTGTGCCTGTTGCCGCTGTCCTAAAGTCGATCATTCCACGCAGAGTTGATCCAGAAGTGAGGGAATAAAACCACCCCTCAATTGTGTAATCGCCTGTGCCGAGCGCGAACACAGAATTGGCTGGTATGGTTAAACTGTCTCCAGTGCCGTCAAAGTATCCTGATGCAGCACCGAACTTGCTCTGGGTCGTTGATATTTGGGCATTAGCAGCAGCAGTTACCGTTAAAGCCGATGGCCCAGAATCCACAAAGTTTGTCGATGCGTTCGTGCCATCCATGTGCAGCAGGAGCGATACCGAGCTAAAATATGGGTCGCCACCTACAATTCCTCCTCCACCACCGACAGACTTTTTGCTATTGCGGATTATGTTGGCTAACATTAGAAATTCTGCCCTCCAACGTAACCCTGCCAGCTTGTACCACCGTCTGAGCTAAAGAATGCAAACGAGTCCGCTTTGCCTGATGTCGATGTAAGCGTTGGAGCCGTGCCACCCGCCCACTTGATCGACGAAGGCCAAGTGACTGCCCGTGCTGTTCCGTCTGCGGTGAAGATCAAGGTAAATGAGCCACCAGATCCGCTTGCAGGAGGGTTGGAGATCGTTATTGCGGTGATTGCTGCGTTAAGGCTGACCGTGAAGATATTCGATGTTTCGAGATTCAGCGTCAGCGTTCCTGATGAGATCGTTGGGCTGGAGACAGATTCGCTGTAGTCACGAAGTTTGGCTCGGATCAGCTCGTTATCCTGTAGATTCTGAGCGCCTGTAAAGGTGTTTGCGCCAGCGGTGATGTAACCGGAGGGGTTGCTTGTGCTATACCCGTCTGTGATGCCATAGCCTGATAGCGTTGTTGGCTTGCCTGTGATGTTCGCAAAGGTCAGGCAGGATGTCGTGGCATAGTTGCCCAATGGTTGATAAGTCGTAGATGCATTTGCGGTTGTCAAATAGAGCGTCAGGTTTGGCGTGCCTGTCAGGTTCGCATAAGTAAAGTTGGCTGTCTCAAGTTTGGCATCCAGTGCTGTTTGCAAGCCAGTCACGTTCGCGATGCTGTGCGTATGCCCCAAGACTGAGTAAGTTGCGTTGGCACTGGATATTGTTAGATATGGAGTCAGGTTGGCCGAGGTTAAACCATCTGTGATGCCATATCCAGCGAGCGTGGTTGGCTTGCCTGTGAGGTTGGCATAGGTCAGGTTTGCGGATGTCAAATAAGCCCCGACAGCCTGATAACGAGTGTCAGCATAGCCTTGGGTTAGAATCGAGTTGGATGTGTAGACTGGCGAAATATTGAGGTAAAACAGTTCGGCTTTATTTCGTGATGCCCTGATCTCTGTACCAGTTCTTACGCCTGAAATGACAGCGTCAGTTGTATGCTGGAAAGAAGTGTGGCTACCTGGGTTTCCTGAAAAACCGCCCAGACTTGGCCTGTTATCAAAGACCAATCCGTTGGTCATGTTGTAATCAATGCTGGAAGCCGTGTAAATATATTGGAATCCAATTGTAGACTTTAAAGCAACCTGCTGAAAACTGATACCTCTGTCAAAGCTAGAGTTAGGCCCGAATACAAGCTGGTAATCTTGGCTGTTATCCCCTGTGCCACCAAGGTTGCCTCGGAGCCGAAAATGTCCACCCTGAGCATTACCCGAGATAACTCCACCGCCAAGACTTAGAACGCTTTGGGATGTTGCGTTACTTGCTATTATGGAGGCAAAGCCTGGTGCCGATACTACTGTAGAAAACCCTTGGGTGTTTGACGACACTAAAGAAAGGTTAAGCCCATCAGTTTCAACGCTGGTAGCAGACTGCAATGTTCCGTTCGAGTTGTAAAGGTAGCTTCCGATTGCATAATTGTCAGGGTCGTAGTAAGTCCCCGTACCTGTTTCCTTCTCCCCTCGCAAGCCAATATAATATCTCTTCAGGCCGTCAGCAACATATTCGCCTCTGATATAGTAATCCGTGTATCCGGGGATGTAAGGTATGCCTGTGTCAGTCAAGCCATAAGTCGTGTTCGCAAGTTTTGGCTGAAACGTATTGGCTACCGACAGCACCCCATTGCCCGTGATCGTCAGATTATCCCCAACGATGACTCCACCAAGCGTGGCGTTTGTGGCGGGAACCAGCGTTGTGCTGACGCTCCCAGATTTAGCAATGGTCAGGCTGTTTCCCGAATTCTTGCGGATGACAATCGAGTTGCTCATTCGGTCACACTCGGCAGGATTGCAAGCCCGCCCCTTATTTCATAGTCCACAGCGCCAGTATTGGAGATGAGTTTAAGGTCATACACGTAATCGCCAGCCGTGATGTTGGCCGTCTGCGATGCTGGCATGACCACAGACACAGTCCCATTGATGGCCGATGTGATCGAGATCCCGCCAGATGGCGATGTCAGGTTGGCGACCGTCGTGCCGTTGTTGCTCGTGTAGTCGGTTTTGATCTTCATCCTCAGAGAACATCCGGTCAGGTTCGTGGCCGTCCCGTTTGCCTCTTGAAACGTCAAGTACAAGGCCCAGTCGGCACCCTGTTCAATGTCGTTGATTGTGTAAAGACCTGCGCTCATTTGGAGAGTTCCATCAGCAGTTTCAGTCGAGCCGCTTCCACCACACCCGCTGGGACTGACTTCTTGGCCTGGTCTTCAGTCTGCTCCTCTTCAGGAGTTTCCATCTGCTCGTGCTCCGGTGTCTCTTCAGACTCGTCTTCCACCATCTGGGACTGACTGACCAGCCCGACCAGGTTGGTGATCTCTTCTGTCACACTGGATAAGACTTCAAGCATGGCTCGCAGCTTCATTTCGTTCTTGCTGCTCAGAACCCGACCAGCCTTGAGATCAGCACCCACCATCTGGCGAGCCGATTGGAGTGCTCGCTGGACAAAGTTTTTGAATGCGGGTGGGCATGACTCCCAGCTTTTGAAAGCCATGATGCGGGCGTTATCGTTCGCGGGAATCGTCACAGGTGAAACCTCCAGAAGTTTGGCCTTCTCAATCAGGCGGATTATCTTGGCAGCTTTGAGCCTTCGCAGGTCGTCCTTGTCAGGCTTGTAACCCGCCTTCTCCCATATCTGTTCCAGCTCGTAAGGGCTGACCATGGAGGTCTGGAGTGGCTCCATGCCCACAGACAGCTTTTTGATCACCCCGTCTCGCATAAGTGTCCGCATCTGTTTAGAGGCGTCCACAGCGCTGAACTGTCCCTTGACGTACAAGCCTTTACGATCTTCGTAGGCTTCCGTGTATTTGCCTAAAGGCTCTGTCCAGTTGTGCATGCTCCCGCCGATGAACCCGTCATCGAGGAAGTCTTTCAAGCCGTCTTTGTAACAGCCAGGCATGACGACATCGCCAGCCTTGTCCAGCGTGTAAAACGTGCTGGCGTAGCCTTCAAAGCCGCCTGAGCTGGATTTCACTGTAATGTCTGTCATCTTAAGCATGTTGCAACCCTGTAAGTAATAAGGTTGCAAACCAGTGTAACAAACAAAATCGACTAGCGAAAGAAAAGTTTTGCGATCAAAGCTCGTCTGATTCAAGCATCACATCTGATTGCACACCGTAATCTGTACTGACAAGCAGATTCAGGGCCACACCGTTGCCATACTTTTCTAAGTCGTCCTTCAAGAGTAAGCACTGATACGTAATTTGGCCTGTTGCCAAACATGTAGGCCCATCTGGATTTATTGAATCTTCTATCAACGTAGCCAGTTCTTCGCTTAACTTTTTGCGTCCAGTCTCCGACCAAAACACCTTGAAGTCTTCTTGAATAGACGCAATCAAATCGCCTGCACTCACAATTTCTGCAATGTTTTTCATCGTATAGCCCCATCTAAAAAGCCGATCACCAGTTTTGACAATTCGCGAGGCATCAAGCGGACAAACTTGATTGGATCGCTGTGGAAGTTTTCAACAAGCACTGAGGCCACCTCAGGAGCGTAGTTTTCTCCTCCATATGATTTGACTTTTGCAGAGTATGACCCGTTGAGCATGGAATAATATTGCCCAGATTCCACTGTTTTTCCATAGTCATGTGTAGCAAAAGGCATGATCAAGAACTGGTTCTTTGATACTTCCTTTGACACTTTGGCAAGTAGACCTGGCGTTCCATGAACTTTTGCGTCAAATTCAATAGGCTTGGCTGAACCGTGATCAAACCTTTTTCCTCGATGAAGATGTGAACTACTGTATTTTGATCCATCGCCCGGCCTGAGGTCAACTTTACGAGCCAAAGAAATCGCGTGACCCAGCTCATGAGCGACTGTTGACTCAGACTTACTCCCGCCCATAGCAATGATTCCCCTTGTGGAATCGCATTGTGCGGTCTGAACTTTAGTTGCATCCACAATAACCGCCTGCACTTGCATACCAGAGAGGTCTGTTTGGCTCAAGCCTGCAACCTTTTTTAGCCGATTTTGAACACGCTCAAATGTCGTCACAGTCTCTTTTGAAGGCGACTTGTAACGATAAGTGTTTCCTCCAAACGCTTGATAATAGTCCATTTCATAAGTGCCTTGCACATCGGACCATCCAATTTTGTCTTTGTCCTGTAACTCAAGCAGACTAAACGCGGAGTCCCGGACACCACCTAAGTACGCTTCTGAGTTCTTGTACATCAACTTATTTCGCTCAGCTTCTTCCGGTTTGGGGGCTAACTTAAGATTCGCCAACTTTTGCTTTTGTTGTTCACTTAATTCTCCTGAAGACCGCTTGTCGTGATCTGGGAAAGTATCGCCTAACGCCAATAAAGCGTCTACTTTTATGTCGCCTACACTGTAGGCTTGTACGCGGTCTAAAAGATTCTCTGTACCGGATATCCATCGGCTACCATTCGCCTGAACAAACTCGACTTCAGCTTGCAAAATTCTTGCCTTCCCGTCTTCGATTGCTTGCTTCACCGGATCAAGTGATATTGCTGGTGCTAATTCCTTAGGCTTGGCCACCGATATTGGTTTTGCCAAATCCGGTTTTGCTTCAGGCACGACAGGTTCAACTGGCTTATCCGGCTGGCTCCCACGGACCGTGTCATCCCATTTCTCAGGTTGATCCACATCCAGCACGCCCGCCACTGCACAACGGCAACCAGGGTGCAGGGGAGGACACTGGACCGTTGCGTAATATTCGTCTTTGCTCTGTCCGGTCGCGAACGGTGATCCCTTTTTGACCAGTCGTGGCCGACCATCCGCCATGCCGATCCGCTTGCACTCATCACAGGCATCGTCCGACAGAATCCATTCGTAACCCGTGACCACTTCCATATCTGCCGTGCCAGCGAGATACCCATAGTTGTGTGCTCTGGCCGATTCCGTCACAGCAATCCGGCGAGCCTTGTGCCTGGCAGTCTCGGCGAAGAACTTGGAGAGTCGTTCGGTCTTCGATGCCAAAGTCTCGCCAGCCTTCTGGCCCGCGAGCAGCTCGGTTCGCATCTGGTCCAGAATCCGTTCGGCCTCGTCTGCTGTGGCCGCCTGCATGTCGTTGATCGTGGAGGCCGCCAGCTTGATCTCATGGTTTTTAATCTGGTCATAGACAGACTGATTGCGGATCTCCCATTGGTCCGCTTCCTTCTGACCGATCTTGATTCTGGCTCGCCTGGCGGATGCGTCAAACATGCCCACGATGTCGATCACGAATCGCCGGATCAGTGGATCTTCCACATCATGGGTGATCTGAACGCGAATCGGTTCCGGCATCCGCTTCTGAATCGGACCCATCGCCATCGAGAACTTCGACTTATAGATGGGCTGGAGTCGCCACCAGAATGACGACAGAACCGCATACATGGAGCGATAGATACGCTCCTCGTCTTTGGCTGGCACAATCGCTCGCAGCGACGACTTAGTAGGTCGCTTCGGCTTGATTTTGACTTTGGATTTCGCCACCGTTCAGGCCCGCCATAGGTGCAGGAGCAGGAGCAGACTCAGAAACGTAATTATCGCCGTCCTCGGTTGGTTCCAGAGCGACGATCCTTCGCCCCTCGTTGCGTGTGATCAGGCCGTTTTTGTAAAGTGAAACAGCGCGATCCGCCTGAGCTTTCTGATCTTCGGCCAGTGCCTCAACGTTTGCATAATCCCACTTCAGGCACATCCGGCCTGTGGGGTCATAAAGCGGAAGTAGCACATCTTCCAGCGTCTTGGCAATCAGGTTGTGAAACGGCACCACCGCGTTGATCCACGCAGCTCTCTGAGCCTCACGATAATTGCTGTAGGTTTTGCCGGGATCAGGCAGGCCCAGCAGCATGGGCGATAATCCCATAGCGCTGGTGATCCGTGCGACAGCGTGCATATCCACGTCCTGAAGCAGCATGTCCTTGGGAGTGGTGCCAAGGTTGCTGACAGAGACTGGAGCAGAGAAGACCAGGGGCGAGCCTTGCTGGTCGATCCCAATCGACTCCATGATGGACTGCTTGAGCTGGTCCCTCTGCTTATCCTGAATCTGATTGTCACCCACAGGCGTGACCACGATATTCGTCACACCGGTGTTTTTGAGGATAGCGCCCGTGTAGCCCGCCAGCATGTTGACCAGGGCGATCTCTCGACAGCAGGCCATCAACGGTGTATAGCCAAGCCGGTCGTTCCAACTGTCGATGCCGCGTTTGAATACGATCACCTGGTCAGGAGTGAACGTTTCGATTCGACCTGTTCCGGCAGGAATGTATTTCCACTGGGTCATCCACTTGGAGCCGTCTGTGGGGAAGTCTGGAGCCGTCTGGCGAGCATCCAGCCAGTACAGTTCGCCGACACCACCAGAGTTTGTCTGTGCGATGTAGCTGAAAGCGGTTCCAGCACACATCAGGTCGGTGATCCACGATGAGACCAGAGCGTGGCCGGAATAGATCGGGTTTGGCTTCTTCAGGAGGTCGAGGATCGGGTGGCCTTCCAGCTCGACCTCTTCACCAAACTTCGTCGTCATGTACAACCGCATGGGTACGGACGTAACGTTGCGAATGATCCAGTCGAGGCCTAGAGCGACCACCGGATTCTGCCTGAAGTCGCCCGCCTCACTGAGCCAGTCGAACCGTGCCGACGGTATCTGTCTGGCTCGCTGGGGGTAGATCGAACCGCCACCACCACGGCCAGAAAACAGGGTTTTCACGCCGTTTGTAAGGCCCGATATCATCTGCCCAAAGTAGTTCTGCATGGCGTAATAACCCTAAGCGTGTGTAATAAGTTAGACCCAATGTACCACACAAAAAGTCAAAGCGAAACACCCACTTTCCGGAACAAGTAATTGAAGGCCAGCGACAGTGCGTCCACCTGGTCATCGGTCTGGCCATCCTCGCCATTGAAGTCGGCGATCTCGTCAAGGAATGAGGTGATCCAGTTTCCTTTGACGAGCACCATGCCACCTCTGGCCGCTTCCTTGGCCGATGGCATAGCGCGAGAATATTTCCCGCCCGTATGCGACTCCTCAACCACATGATATTCCGCAAGTGCCAGTCGGGTGTACTGATTGATCCGCTTTCCTGCTGAACCTGGTTCACGCTCCAACAGGACCGTCACATCCTGCCCATCGGTCTCGGCTGTCTGTCGCTGGATGGTGTCCAGCTCATCTGGTCCCCACTGACCACGAATAACGGAATCTATGTAATACTTCTGGTCAATCTTGTGCATTCGCAGACCAACAGAATGGTCACCACCACCACTTGTGGCTGCGGTATCCCATGCCCTCACGGACAATCCTTCGCCCTTGGGTATCTCCTCGATGGAAGTGAACCAATGCCGCTTGAAGAGAGTTCCACCTGGCTCGACAAACTCACCCAAAAGTTCCTGCCTTTGCCAATCTGCGGAACCGACTGTGGAGACGCTGGAAACAAAATCTTCAGGGTTAAAGAAATTGCTCGCCGATGTGGCGTTGGTCACAGAGACATGGGCTTTCTTTACCAGATCAAACAGCCAATGCCGAGTGCCTCTGGGTGTTGATGTCATCCATGCTTGGCCAGGCGACTGCCTCAAGCGTCCAATCGCAATCAACCAAGTCTCTTCCGACATCATGGCTGACTCGTCCATCCAAACCCACCCAAGGTTGGGGCCTCGGAGCCGGTCGGGATTGTCGGCGGACCTCCAATAGATGGTTCGGTTACCTTTCAGAACCATCTCGTAATCTGATTTGTTAAACGACTCAATCAATCCAGCAGGTCTGGCGATCTCCAAAAATGCTCTCAAGGATGCCGTTCTCAACATAGGAAAAGTAGGAGCCAGTACCATGCCTGAACTGTTTTCAGGCATTTGCAAGCACTTAATCGCACCCGCAAACGTTTTTCCTGATCCGATCCCACCGATAAAAGCCGTGAACTTATTCTGGTCGGCCCAGAATATGGCTTGCGGATCGGTGCATTGTGTGAGGTCAAACATCGGTCACAGTAGATTCGATAGCTTTTGGCTTGGGCTGTGGAACCCTCACCAGAATCCCTGTGTCTTCTGTTGTTTTTGGCGGATTCACGATGATCGTTTTCCTTCCAAACTCTTGTGGGTACTTCCGTTCAAGGAACCAGGCTGATGCCTGCCAGTCCGGTGCTGCGTTGATCTTGCCAATGTGCAGAAGTTTCGCCTGCAACTCGGATTTTTTAAGAAGCGCAACGACAACAGGATCTTGCTTTCTCCACAATTGAAACGCGCGAGTGCTCACACCAGCCAAATTACAGGCATCTTTGATCGACAAGCCCGCCTGGACATGGCCCAGAATCTCTGGAATCAGTGCATCGCGGTTTTTTTTTGCCATCTCTTAAGCCTCTGGTAAGTAATAACCACGTTCATTTTAACAAACCCGCCGCATTTGCAACGGGTTTCTCTTCAGGCAGATTCTCAGAACTTCGTTTGCTTCCATTCGGCCAACTGCGGCTCCTGCCTTGCAAGCCACGGGAGAGCCGCGATGAACTTGTCTACCGTCTTGACTGACGGGCTGGTGATGCGAAACCATCCCAGATCGTCGTCCCTCATGAACAAGATCTCAATCCTCTGAGCGATGTCGTCCCACTTCGGCACGAACCGTGTGTATCCCAGATCTTGAAACAGCAAGTCAGAGAGCACAGTCGAAACCTGTTCGGCCTGTTTCTGACTGATCTTGCCCTTACTGATCACTTCTGAAAAGTCGATATGCTGATTCACTCATTCTCCTTGTCTTGAGACTCGACCAGGGCGATATACGCCTTGTACATCTTGTCACCCTTCAGGCCAGAGTAATCAAACTCAGCCGCCATCATCCGGAACGCCTTGTCCACAATCTGCAATCGATTCCAAAGGCTCAGAGCAACCGCCTTGCCTTCGCTGTCTGTGAGAGCTGCGATATCATCAAGATTGATCATCATAGTTTTCCCTGTCAAAAATGCCTTCGTATGGTGATACCATCAAGCTCTTGGTAACCTCGTCAATCGCTTCAGTGATATGCTGGATGCAGGCTGTTTTGGCTTTCTTTAGACAGTCAAATTCGTCACTCCAGTAGTCTTGATTCAACTCCTCTAAAGACATTTCTTCCGGCATGTATTTCAGACTTCCAATGCTTGCAAAATAGCTGGTGTCGTCAACCAACAACTCGATATGCGCCCAATACTTGCCGTGGGACAGCGTCCAGCTTGTGCCATCAGTTGTGCACCATCGTTGATCAATCATTGTGTTTGCCTTCCATATAATGTTCGATTATTTTCCTTTGTGCCAATTTATCATCTTTTAATACTCGTTCAACATCCACCATCTCAAGAACCACGGGCACAACATCAGACATGTCGTAACCTCTTTCATAGTCTTCGTCATTAATTTGCTCTGCCTTAGAAAGCCAGAACGCTTCCGCTGCTTTATCTGTCTCGGCTTCACCCTCTTTATTCCCGCAACGAAACCTGTGTTCCATTGCAGAGATAATGCAGTGATAAATTTCATGTTTCACTCGCGGTTTCAGCCAGGCACTCAGTTCGTTGTTGGCAAAGTCGATAAACTCGCGACCACTGGCGAGCAGATAGTAATCAGGACAGCTCATGCATCATTCTCCATGTCAATTTGCGAAACCCTGTAAGCATGTTTCACTTTCTTGTTCTGGTGGTATCCTTGTAGATAACGATTCTGTTTCACTGCGATACCCGTCACACTCCGTTGGCCTTTGGCACTAGCCATTAGTTCGGTGATTGCTGGATAGCCATGATTTGATGTGTTGCCGTTTGAGCGATCATCCAAGATCGCATTCGCGTGCATCCGCTCATATTCCGTGCCGATTCGCTTCAGCTCCAATAGTTGATGCTGTGGCATGACTTCCATTTCAGTTCGCGAAAACCTGATCTCAGCTCGCTTGGATTTCATTTGGTTGCTCCACAGTTTCAACGATGACAAAAGCGGAATCCTCATCGCCCCAACATTTGCGAGCCTCTCCCGAAATCACCTGACTGTCATCCTTCCAGAGCACACCCTTGAAAGCATCTTCCAGGCACCGCAACAGCTTTGTTCTATCCGGTTTCTGAGTGTGCCAGAATGGTGCTGTCGGCTTCATAATGGCTGAATTCTTGCCAGTCCGGAAATGTGCTTTAGGTCTCGCGAATGTAAACAGGACTTGCAAATTGATTGGCCCTGATGCACACCCCCAGCCTGATTCCTTCACGGCTGTGGTCGCAGCTCGCTTGCACAGCGTTTGCCACTTAGCTTTCCCTTTTGCCGTATCAACCACAACAATCCTTCCTGTCTTGCTGTGCTGAAATGCTTTTTTAGAACCTGATGGCGATGGCTTGCCAAGGATGGTAAAGGATATTGCACTCATACCATGGCTCCGTTTCGATCTAAACCTAGCCTTGATATGATATCAGGTCGATTGGCAAAGACCATTTTTGCTCGATTAAAAAAGTGTTCTTCTCCTCTTTGGAAGTCGCTGTAATTAAATCCTAGGCATAAAGCTGATGACACCATTCGGTCTTCAACTGTTCGATTAAAGAACCATTCCCAGTATGTCGTTTGAAATGGGTCATATTTAGGGTTTCCGCAATGCTCAGAGTCGATATGGCATCGGCCACAAAGTAAGTGCAAGTTCCGATATTCGTTTGATCCTCCTAGCGATAACGGGATGATATGCGCTCGCTCCGTTTTGCTTTCTCCGTTGGTGAATCCACAAGCAAAGCAGTAATCGCCTTCTAGGAACTCGTAACTACTATCAAACCCCTTAAACCGCCATATGGAGGTGTTAGCCCAGTAAATACGAATGTCTTTTTGCTTTGGCATATCTGATCGCTTGATTCGATTCATACCTTCCTCCACTTCGTTTCAATCCCTTGATCCGTCACCGTGTAATCACCAAAAAGGTTTGGTGATTCGGCCTGCAACACGTCCAGAACAGCAATCGCCAGACGTTGAATCTCAGCATCCGCATGGATCGAGCCACGCAGTTCAAGGAAGTGCCTCCATGCTCTGGCGTTGCCAGTGACAAATATCTTGGTTTCAGTGCAGTTCGGCAGGACAGCGCGAGCGGTTTCCCTGATTTTCTTGCGTTTCAAAGTCTTATCTGTAATGTCAGCAAAACGCATCTCAAGAGATTCAATCATTGCTTGATATTGGCCCAAAGCCCTACCGACACACGATGCCCACCATGCACCGGATTCGCTTTCTAATGTGATGCTCGGCGGAACAACAAATGCGCAGTCCGACTCATCCACATATCGTTGGCTGAGCTGCGAATAACTCATGCCAGCACGATGCCTGACCAGCTCGTGCGTGAGTGACCGCGAGACGCCCGTGAAAATCATCGAGTAAACAGCATGCTCCAACACTGAGCCGTGGCCCACTTCCAAGATGTGGTCAATATAAGCCTGATTGCCACCTGGTCGCGGCTTGGCAAAGCTCATGTAGCACAATCGGCCAGCGATCTCCACCAGATGCTCGCTAGCGTTATCGGTGTCGCTGTTCCAGTGTTCGACGTTGTTGGCTTCCAAGAACTCGGCACAATCAAGGCTGTTGAGTTCTTGTTTGCCGACCAGGTAGACGGATGGGGCGGTAATGATTTTCACTTTGTTTCAACTCCGTTCGCTTTTTGTTTCGCTTCCCAAACTTCCAGCCGATCCACTCTTACTTCAAGTGGAGCTTCAACACCAATCTTGACCTTGTCGCCCCTGATCTCAGTGACGCAAACCCTGAATTGAATGTCGCCATAGTTGATGACAAGAACTTCATTGACCTTCCTGGAAAGTACTAAGATGGCACACCTCCTTATGACCATTGTTTAAAACGCACAATCAGTGAAATCGAAGATTGATTCACTCGAAATGCCGCTGACAGCATCGACTGGCTCCATCCACCAGCGAACAAACTGCGTATGACGTGTACGTCACTTTGACAGAGTTTTACCGTGGAAGTGTTTTGCGAGTTTTCTTTTTGTGTTACCCATCGGCAATTGCTGGGTTTGTAATCCCCATTGTTGTCGATCCGGTCGATTGTTAGGCCAACTGCATAGCCATTGCGTTTCGACCAGGACGCAAACGGTTCGTATGTACTCCACTCTGCACAGACTTGTATTCCTCTCCCTCCGTAGCGATAATATCCCCTGTTGTTTTTGTTGTTGCACCGATCTTTCATATTCCGATAAGCCCGATAAATAGGACTCTGGTATTCTCCATGCTTTGAGGCTTTTCCGTTCATGCAACCGCAAGACTGCTTTTTTCCTGTCCGGTTGTTTCGATTTACAACGCAAGAAATTCTCTCAAAAACTGTTTTACAGTGCGGACACGAGTAAACTCCAATTCGTCCGCTACCGCTACCTTTTTTTATTTCAAGTGCCACAAGCATTGCTGTAGCCTCCGTGATGCGTTTGATTTGATGCCGGGAGTGGTCAAACTCCCGGCGCGAGTATGATCAGTCAACTCCCCCTGGTATCCTTGTGAGTTCGGCAGGCTGATTGCCCACGAACAAACTCGAATCAACCAACTAGGAGTCTGTCAGCAGGCTGGATATCGTTAGCCCCTGACAAGCCGCCCAAGGGAATTGAACCCTTGCAAATCTCAATAACAGAGAGAACTCGAGATCTGAAACCATTTGCGACAAATTGCCATCCGTGGCAGCGGTCACCATCCATGAATCCCGTTTGACATCTGCTCATTACTGATCGCGCTCATGAAAATCGCCACAGATGCCGCCGCTATGCGTCACCGGAGTCCAAGCCTCACCAACTCTTTCAGCGGCCTGACGGGATTGATTCGTCACAACACTCGTCCACTGCTGTAACCTTGGGCAAAGCCACTCGACTGGATGAGCCTCGAAAGCCTCTGATGGCTCGGATTACGTCTAGTGCAAACCGTTCCACAACTGCCGATTCCTGATCGTCCAGAAATTCACCTGGCGAAACTGTCAGGATTGGATTTGTTTGCTTTTTGAACCTGTCCATCTCGTCGTGAATGAACTCTAAATCTGTCTTTGTCATGACTTTCCCTTAAAATCGTGAACTTGAAGGAGTGCCAGCCCAGGCAAACCGATTTTCCCAGTATTCGTCGCCTTCCCACCAATCTGGTGGCATCTTGCAATCGACCTCGTCAATCACTTGCCACTCTTGCCAGTCAGGGTTATCAAGCCGAATGACTGCTTTCTTGGCGTCCCGAATGGCTCGCTCGTTTTTCAGGTCGTAAAGATGTTCGGAATAGGTCTTGGCTGGAAAGGATTTCGCCAGAATCTCAGCCCCGACTTCGTCAGAACACTTGCGCTCTCTGGAATAGAGCCTTGCAAGCAAGGCCCCAATCTCTGGTGATGTCATCAGAATGGCACCCCATCAACTTCATCATGTGGATCAAATGCGTGACCATTTGTGCGAGTCTGGTCAAGATGTTGCTTCATTGACCGATCCGCATCCGTTTCAATCACTCCACCACCTGGCCGAACTTGCATTCGGCCTCTCAGGTGTGGTGCGATCTCCACTGTTTTGGGAAGGTCCGATAAAGGATTAAAACCTGTGGAGCCGCCAAACGATTCGCCATCGGCCAACTTCATAAAGGCGACTAGGTAAAGAGATACGCCAATATTCTTAGTGACCTTATAGGTGGCCGGCGTCACCAGCATCTGACCGATACAACCACCGTAAATTTCGTTCCGGTTTGTGATCGGTCTACCGTGCCTGTCAATCACCATAGGTGGCTTTGATTCGCCTGTGCTGGCCGATATCACCCAACAACCTGATTCAGCATGGCCGGTCTTAAGATTGCCATCCTTGTCAACCAACTTGTCACCATCTTTGATGGCACAGTTTGTGTGCGTTGTGAGCTTTCGGAATTGTTGGCCAAAAGCAATCTCTGAGATCCGTTGCATCTCAGCAATCAGTTCCTCCGGCATCTCAGACTTTAAAAGCAAAATATTGGCCGAATAAAACAGCCTGTTTTGCTTGTACTCGTTGGGCTTGGCCTCAAAGAGATTTGGGTAGCTCAGGATGCCTTGTGGAGTCCATGTTTTGTGTCCATAAACCGAATCAATCTTGGTTGCCGTGCTCATCTGTCTGGTCCTTTTGAATACTGTTGAGAACTGTTCAGAACTGTTGAAGACTTTTGAATAACTCACCTGGGCCGAAGGGAGGTTCGGCCCAGGGTGCTGGAGAGTCACACCAATGAAGGTGCTCTGTTGGCTATCGCAGCTTTAGCGGTGCGAATAGCGTGTTCGACAAGATGTTGGCGGACAGGTGGTAATCCATCCTCTTCCAGCCAGCACAGTTCAGACTCGATCCAGTCGAGTTTCTGGCCAGCCTCGGCAAACGTCACGTACTTAAGAAGCCAGCGAGCGTTCTCGCCCTTTTCTTTGGCTCGCTCCACACGAGCGGCCATTGCTTGCCTGACAAGTTTTTCGTATTCGTAGGAGCGGACAGCAATGTCCCGCAGCTCGGCTTTGACGCAATCGGTTTCGGTGCTCATGACTTGTCTCCTAAAAGTGCTTCCGCTGATCTCAGCTCACTACCTAAAACACGATGATCTGTTGAATTACTAGTCTTAAAGGCAGTCGAGTTGAACGGGATGTAAGCCGCCCAAATGAGCGATTGAAGTTGAAGTTCCAGCAACTGCACACGGCAGGCGAGACGAGTGATGCTTTCGCCTCTGGTGTAGGAGTTGTGGTGCAACATGAATTCGGCCTTAGTCATCGGTCATCTCCCATGGCCAGGCTACGAACCTTTGAGCATGAGATCATGGCTTGTGAAAGCAGAACTCTGGCTTCTTCAATCGTGGTCTGAGGACGGTCGAGCAAGTTGTTGATGGCTTGCAGGTCCTGATAGTTCAGGTCCAGCCATCGTGCTCGGTTCTCTTCACGTGACTGACGATCAAGCCTAAACCGTTCAGACAGTTCGTTGGCCATGCGCTCTTCCTCCACCTGGTGGTTGTCATAATCCCTCAGCCCGTCACGAAGACGGGTCTGATGGTCAGCAGATAGATCTTGATCAAGTAAGACGTTCATTTCGGTGACTCCAGCAAAGAGTTGTTGGGTAAATTCAGAACCAGCCACGGACAAGACGGACAACGATTCTGGCGTTGTCTTTGGTTAATGCCTTCAACCGGCGAGCCGTATCCACTCCCATGTAATCCCGGTCATTCAAGCTGAACCGGTTATGGGTCAGGTGCGACATCAAAGCAGCACGCTGATCAGAGTTGAGAAGTTGACGACCTTTGGGGGCTTGTGTTGCGATCATTTCGGTGACTCCAGCAAAGAGTTGGTTAGTTTGCCACCATCTGGGTGACACGTATATTTATACCTTGCCACCTTTCTACCTTCAATACCAAAAACATAAAAATAGTAAAAAAATTTAGAATGTATAAATATAAAGGTGTCTTTATAAAGTTAGTTCCAAAGTTAGTTTCACACCCCTTGGTTCCAAAACGTGGTGAAACTACTTCCAAAGTGGTTCCACATTTCACGAAACATCTATTTTTAATTAGTTCCAACTTAGTTCCAACTTGGTTCCAGCCTAGTTAGTTCCAACACAGGGGGGTATATATACCCCTGTTTGGAACTTGGAACTAACTCTCTGTTTGGAACTGGAACTTTGGATCAAGTTGATAAAAACTACATGATTTTCCAGAAGGATATTTTTCATCCCAAGTCACAAGCTCCATCGTCGATACCATCGTTTTCAAGGCTCGGTTGACTGTGCTTTTGGTGTGACCGTTCTCCTGTAGTTCAGCTTGTATCTCTCCCCAAGCGGCTTTCCCAAAAGTCGTAAGATACTTTCTGATTGCTTCTTCCGCCGCCGCCCGTGGCTTTACCTGCTTATCATCACTGCTGTCTGATGCAGCCGTTGAATACTCCCATCCACATTCACCCTGACGGCCTTGGATCACTGGCAAGGCGAATCTATTCCACCTAGCCTTTACGGACTTGATAGTAATGCTCTGTTCGTCGTGGTCTTCTGCTTCCATTCGGATAACATGGTCACAAGTCCGACCCATCGCCCGTCCCCATGTTTCGCCCTGGCTGTTCAAGTGGCCGACCAGAACAACAGCCACGTTCATGTCACGAGCCAGTTCACGAAGTGGTGATGCAATTTTGGCGACCTCCTGCGGATCCACCAGAGGTCTTGAGGAAGCGGCCATCAGGGTGTCGATCACCACCAGGCCAATCTTGTATCGCTCACACCAGAGGCGAATGATTGCGATGGTTTTGGGATCATCCAGATTTGTGAAGCCATACGGATCATTCTTTGGACCCGTGAATATCACGTTCTCTGGGTCGATCCCAAAGGACTCGCTACACATCGCGACCTGGTCCCAGTGACTGTCAGCAGCGACAAAGAGAATCTTTGAATCAATATCCATGGAGATGCTGGTGCCGTCAGGCCACTTAAGATCATTGGACCACCTGCGACAAAGATCCATAAGCCATCTTGTTTTACCAGTCCCCTCTTTACCTTCGACCAGGTGCAATCCACGTTTGACAAACCAGCCTACGTTGGTTTCTGGGTTGCCCCAAAGCCAAGTCCGTTCCTTCATGAGATCAAGAATGTCTCTTGCGTTGGAAGCGTCCGGCATGCCTTCAAAGAATTCAATGGGCACAGGCTCAACTGATAGTTGTGGCGGAGCTGCTCCGTTGGCCTTGGCAATCTGGATGAGACTTCCGAACCGGATCTGCTTATCACCGTCAGTCCGTTTGAACGATCTCACCTTGACTCCACATTCGCCATCAACGTGCTTGTCATGACGTGCGGACCATTCCTCCCAAAGTTCAGCACCCTCTTCGCCAAACTTGTGACTTAGCGCCATGCCGACAGCCAACCACTTGTCATAGTCGGCAAGTTCAGTATCCAGATATCCTTGAGCAAGTACCGTTTTCGCCCATTCGTAATCACTAGAGACATTGCCGATGACTTTCGACGGTTCATCCTTTGCCTTCTCTGGTCGAGTGAGTGCACGCAAGATGGCTTGCTCTGCCGATTCAGGCAACGGGATTGGCTCCATAGGGATGGATATCCGTTTGCCTTCGCTTGGAGCACAGGCAACTTGACTCCCTTTGTCCGCCAATCCGACAAAGATTTCGATTGCGTCTCCTGACGGCAAATAAATCTTCAGCTTGCCTTCACGGTTCCAAGCCTTCATGATTGAGTCTGTGACCACAAACCAGACGTGAGCGCCCCCCTCAGTTCTGGACACCATCGAACGTGGCCAGTCGTCTGACCCAAACAAAAGCTGTGCCGCCTCTTTCCATGCGGTCGGCAAACGCCTTGTATCCTTATCTAGAGTGTCAACGTCAATTACCACATGCCCTACAGGCTTGCATCCAATGCCAACGTTGACTCCGTTTTGAAGGTACCTGACCAGCCGATCCTTCCATTCGTCAGTCGTGATGTTCTGCCAGGCTTCACCAGCACCAGCCATTGGACGCTTGATCTTGCCCTTCTTATCCTCGCCGATAACGACAGGAAGTACGCCAATAGACACAAGCGCCTCGAACGCTGCAAACAAGTCGTTGCGAGCGCAGGCGTCAAAATATTCTGGCCACGACATGGATTCAGCCTTTCTCTAATTTTGAGAGAGCCTGAATCGCTTCTCGCTCTTCTTTTTCGTAAGGATCAATAAAACGTGGGCCAGGCTCATCGAGCTGGCCACGGACGGTGCCAAGTGGCAGTTCCCAAGTGAGCCCAGTTTTAACAGACTGGCTATACAGAAGTGATGTTGTTTGAATCACAGGTTAAACCTTTAGTTCTTCCTGTTTAGCTTTAGGCTTATCGCTTAGCGTAACTCCTAAAGCGTTTGCCAGTATTGACTCAATGATGTGACTACGAAACTGTTCTGTGTCATATGCCTGTTTGCGAATCGCAGAATAAACAGTTGCATCGACATAGAGGATGAGCTTTTTCTTTGGCACAGTTCTTCTCCGTGTTTGAGCTTTAGTTAACCGACTAAAGAAATATACCAAGGTATCTTGGTACTTTCAACCTAAAAGGTGGCTTTTTTGCTACGAGACAAAAGATTGTTGTGGACTCGGCACTTGGCACAAACCACCTTTACTGTACAATTGACTTTGGGGAAAAGACACAATAGTATAAAGGAGCGTAGTAACCATGATACCTATCAACTCAAACAAGGAGAGCCACATGGCCGTAACGAAGCGGCTCACATCTCTCCCAGACCGAAAAATCTCGTTTGCCGCCCCTGATGCTGTGCATGGGGCGATCAAACAGATCGTCGGTTGGGCCGAGATGAATCGCTTGGAACTGAACGGTAAGTCATTCACGGAGAAGGACTTTATAAATTCCCTCGTCGCGGGTTTTTATGCGTCTGGTCAAGACACGTGGATAGACAAACTAGAAAATAATGCTTTGGCTTTTGAGAAGCTGGTGAAACCATCACCAAAACCGAAAACCTTAAGCTCTGCAAACTAAGCACCGCTTCGGCAGGTGATCCGATAAAATGGTAGAAATCAGTCCTGAATGCCTTAAAATAGGCCACTCGCGATTCTCTTAATCAGCGGGTTGATGGTTCGAGTCCATCAGGGGGCATTTTTCACAAACCTTTTCAAAATAGTGTGTTATATTCCCTCTGCTTCTCCGGCAATTAACCGAAAACAGAAGGAATAAAATGGTAGACTACCATTCTAGCGAATTCTTTGAACTCATGGGACGCAAACGCAACTCTATACCGAGTTACATGTTACATAAGAAAACCGGCAGTGCTCGCACTTGCTGGGGTGATGTGACTGTGTACCTTGGCAAACATGGCACGCCTGAAAGCCTTGCCGCCTACCAGCAAACTCTGGCGCTCTTCTTTGCAACTGGGAAAATCAAACTTGAAAAGGATAGTTTGGTATCTACCAAAGAACTCGTGGATGCGTTTTTAAAATGGGTCAAAACTCAGCACGACTTGGAGTCCACAGAACCACGCAACCATGAACTGGCGCTTCGTGGTGTGGTGGCATTGTTTGGTGGCATCCCTGCAAAGGACTTCCGAGCACCTCAGATGACTGCTGTCAGAGATATGTGGATCCTCAAGGGCAACTCCGGTACACCTCTAACACGTGGCGTGATCACCAAGTATCAGCGCTACGTTGTCAGGTGCTTTCGGTGGGGCGTTGCCACTGAGCGTATACCCGCATCGTCCTGGGATGCTCTGAGGGCGTTGGAGAAACTAAAGAAGCGAAGGTCAGCAGCTCGTGAGCCTGAGCGGGTCAAGCCAGTCTGCTGGGAGCATGTTGTTGCAATTAAACCACATGTCTCCAGACAGGTTTGGTCGATGGTCCTGCTGATGTGGCACACCGGCATGAGACCAGGTGAAGTGGTGTTGATCACCTGGCAGGATATCGACCGATCGAAACCGGTCTGGATCTATTCGCCCAACAAACACAAGACAGAGTATCGCGACATCGAACGACATATTGGCATCGGTAAGCAGGCGCAGGAAGTCCTTCGGGAATGGATTGATCGACCACCAGACGTGCCGATCTTTTCACCTGCCCAAGCTGAAGAGGAGAGACGAGCAATTTTGCGAGCGAACCGGAAGACACCAGTTCAGCCTTCTCAATCGCATCGCACCGTTGCCAAGCCTGCTAAGATTGCTGGCGACGCCTACAAGGCCTCCAGCTTTGGGAAGCGCGTTGGTGATGCTGCGGAAGCGGCTGGCTTGCCAAGGTGGTCGCCAAACCGGATCCGTCACTCGTTCGCCACGCGAGTTAGATCAGAGATTGGCTTGCATGCCGCCCAGGTCGCGTTGGGGCATCAACATGCGGATGTTACTCAAGTCTATGCGGAGAAAGACTTGGAACTTGTGGTTGAAGTTGCGGAGAAACTTGGATGATCGTTAACCTGCGTAACATAATTCAGGGGGGGGGGGGGGGGGTAGTTTAGGTAAGTGTTTGTAAGGGGTAAAAAATTATTTTTAGAATCTTGTATAAATATTCTTGACTGTGATATCAAAGTGCGATATATTCATAAGTGTAAGGCATGAACAAAACCAAGACCACTAACAGGAGTCAGTCAGATGCAAACGCAACAACAAGTCAGCCTTTTGGAATTCTGGAACGCAAGCGAAGTTGATTCAATCTGGTTTGTCAGTCACGGCCATCCGGCTGGCAAGGAATTGATTCACGATACAGATACAGAAGATGCCGAAGAATATTGCGACATCAACGAGGCAATCGAATTCTTAGGTGACCTTGATCAATATACTGGGACAGTGGAAGGCAGTACATGGGCTTGGGATGGAAACAGCGGCGAGCCATGCGACTGGAACCGAAACACCATTGTAAATCTTAAGGCGTTTGCCAAGTAAATTTGACGATTGCCAAGGAGGGCAACATCATGGCCGGATGGACGATATCACTAAATTTCATGGGCTTCGGTTTGACTGTTGCCCAACAGCCTGAAGAGCAACAATGGATTCAACAGAGCCTGTCAAACGAGGCAGGGGGCGACCTAAGGTCGAGAAGACGCAAAGGGCCGAGCGTGTTTACAAGGTTGATGAAGCGCCGGGGCGAGCCATCCGGTTCGTCTTCTCGCTCTCAGCGGCAGACCGTGCAAAAATCAGCAGGGTGGCGAAGAAGAACGGCGTGATGGATTCCGAGCAAGTCCGGCGGTGGATACGTGAAGCGCCAGAGTAATGTGCTCTAGTGCAATTTTGAACTCTAAAATAGTGTGGAGCTGGAATGGACGATCAGATCAAGAGTTTCCAGATTTGCCCTCGTGATACTTGGGCGATCGGACACGGTCCCCGAGACGGAACGGCTTGGGGTACTGGCATACCTGCCATAACTCAGGTCCACGCAATCGGCCTGATCGAGGGCTGCTTGATACCGTATGTGAATTTCGGAGGTGGGTTACAACCGATCACCTACGAGTTCGATTTTTTCCATTTGTTCTACGGTGAAAGACCGACCCAAGCAGATTTGGTCGCGTTTTTGGATTCGATCGACTAATACGCCTCCTGACCTGATATAATCCAATCTCACACAACTGGCGAAGGCCAGAGCGGGATTGTTGGCGGGTATGTTCGCCCACCAGTGATCAGCAAAACAAGGGGGGCGCCCGGATAGCTCTGGACACGCTTTTTCAGTTGATCATTGATGGCCCGCGGTTTACGAGGTATGTGGGTTGCGGGCTAATTTATTTGTTTATTCAACCGTCACGTAGGTGTTTGCTGAATCCGTTGATCCGTCAGCGTGATTGACAATACAGGTCACTGTATAGATTCCTACACTGGCCCAAGTGTGGTTGATGGCTGTTCCCAGCGTGACAGAGTCAGACGATCCGTCACCCCACGAAATCGCGGCACTACTGATCCCGGTAGTCTTTCGTGTGCTGAATGCGACCGCTGTAAAAGCAACTCCAGCAGATCCAATGGCGGTGAGTTGGATACCACATGTTGGCAGGATTGATGGGATGCGTGATCCAAACGGAAGGCAAAGCATGTTTCCTTCGTTGGCGTATTCTGCGGCCCCGGTCTCTTCCGTTGGGACGACTGGGTCGCCTGAGCCGGGGTATCCTCCACCACCACCACCACTGGAGGTAGCACGCTTCCAAGGGATCTGTTCCGTAAAAGTAATATAGCCTGATGTGGATCCTGTCGAGACCTGATCAAACTTCAGGAACTTTGAACCGATGAGCGATCCGCTGGAAAAGAATTCGATATGCACATACTGCCAGTTGTTGGACGCCTGAGTGAATGAAAATGAAATTCCAATGGAATCGGCAAAACTGGCATCAACATTGAAAAGCGGATCTGGCGGTTCGTGCATGGTCTCAAATACGCCAGCCTGACTGTAAGCCACTTCGTCAGCCACTGGCAAATCATAAGTGCCTTTCACGACTCTGTGAGGGTCTGGCAGGCTCCATGTGTTTGGTGATGGTGGCGTTGCCCGTTTGAACCAGATGGAGGCTTTTGCCTGAATATTGTATCGGTCCATGCGACCAGGGTAATTGTCGCACCACTGCTGCAAGAACCAGTGATGATAACCAGCCAACTGCAATGTTGAACCGTAAGTGGTTACGCCAGTGGTCGGATCAGTTGAGTACAAGTATGTACCTTGAATTGGCTCGTCTGGCCAAGGTGCAAAACCTGCGGCAACCACCCATTCAATATTTCCACCCCAACGATATTGGCGAGATACTGAGTTTTTAAATATGTGATCGCCGAAATGGGCATGCCAACCGTTGGTCCTGATTCGGATACCACGTTGGCCATCAATAATCAAAAGCGTATCTGAGCCTGGCGTAATTTTGACCTTGTTCCCCGCAGGAATCAAAGAGCCCAGATTACTCCAGTTCTGAATCGTTGGAGTTTTCCCGCTCAGTTCAATTGTGCATTTACTCAGCAATTCCATTTTCATTGTGTGATAGATCTTGTGTTCGGTGCTATCACCGTGTGGGCCATACAAATAACTCATCCTGATTGGGCCGGCATAGCGATCAAAATTGATCGTCCCTGGCGGACTGCCCACAGGCGTGTAACCGTTGGAAACAAAGTAGTGACCACCAAATTCAGTAAGGCCCATGAACAGGTGCTCGACACCGTAAAATTTGTAACTTGTGCTTGTTGTCGGGTTCGCATATCCGGCGGGCTTATTGGCCCACCACATGACAAAATCTTTCCAATCGGTTCGACCGTAGACAACGTCCATTTCGTCGTTTGCCGTCGCGTTGATATCGAGATCGGATGTGCTTGAACTGGCTTGAAAATACCATCCAGAATATCCACGTACCTGATAGGTGTTTCCGTCATCGCCTTTCAGGATGGCCACTCGCCAGTCTTGAATATGCTTTAACGGTGTTTTGTCAGGCACAGAAGGGTTGATATAATAATTTCCGTATGCGTCCACCTGATCAAGATAAACAAACTCCATCAATCCACCAAAACCGAATAAGCTGACTGGCCAGCCGGGGTCCGTGGGAGCGGTGCAAGAATTCGCTCTCAAAAAAAAAGCGGTTGGCCGGTGGATTGATCTCGCTTGGCACGATAAACCCATCCAAGCGTGGCGTCTTGATTGTTCATCTCAAATGCAGGGTCGTAACCTGGTCCACCGCTTTGGGTGCTGTTTTGATAGCTGCCATCACTGGCACGGGTGACCTGCGTCCATGTGTATTGGCTCACACCGTTGACAACGGTTTTGCCCGTGACCTTGATCAGGAATTCGCCATCACTGATTTGCTGGAGTGTCAGACCGTTGGGCGTGACACAGGCTCGCATGCCAGAGACGTTCAAAGACTTTCGGCTCATGTTAAGTTGTCGGCGGTGCCGCTCCTCCAGTAACGATTGCAACCTGGGCGGTTGTGGGTATGCCTACCAAAGTAAAATCGAATGCAATCTTGGCGATGTCGTTGACGTCGGCACTTATCTTGGCGGACGAGAAATAGCCAAAACCAGCGTAATGCACCGAACCGATTAAGACTTTGAAATAGTACCTGGGCGAAGTGAATGGAGTCGTCACACCCGAAACCGTCGGGACCACGGAGGACGGCTGGATGTATCCTTCAATGGAGCCTGAAATCGTGGTGCACTCCGACCAGCCGTCCACGAAACCGTTAAAGGCCGTTGTGGGAGCTGTGGCCACGGGCGTGTTTTGCTCAATAGACATCGTGCCGTTCAGGATCGAAGTCAAGGTGGTCGGAATTGAGCCGTCACCCGGGTCAGGTGCATAGCCAAACCATTGAAAAGAGACTCTCTGACCTGAAAGGTTCTTGAGTCCGGCACCAGTGAAAACCGTGTTCGTGTAAACGATGGCTGGCATGGGTCAACCTCAGGTGTAAGGCCAGACGGCAGGTGTCGCCCAACTGGCATTCGGGTCGAATCCGTAGAAAAACAAGGTGGAGGCTGCGGATGTCCAGAAATCAGCGTACTGATAAACCCGGTTCAAATAACTGTCGTAGTTGTTTGTGAGCGTAAGATTTGGGTACATGCCAGCCGGTTGAAGTGTCGTATTCGATCCGTTGCTGGTCATCATAGGAGGCCGATAAGTGGCCCAACCATAGGTCGTCTGCTTCCATGTGATGTTGGAGGAGCTGCTTGAGATGGCAGATGGTGTGATCGGGATCAGGTTCCAGTCCCTGTCCTTAGCCGTGAAGTGGTGTGTGATCTTGTAGCCCATGATACCCAAGGGTGAGATGGCAGACTCGACGTCTGAACCCTCGTAGAGCAGCGAGCCTGCTGGCCATTGAACTATGTCGTGTAGATTGATCTTGCCACGCAGGGACCGCATGAGCGAGAGATTTACCCGATTGGAGGCCACCCAAGGATATTCAATTGTAATTGAATCCTTTGGTTCAATAAGGGTCTGGCCTTTACTGAGCGGGTAGAGTGGCAGATATGACCAGGTGGAATTTGCCCAGGCTGTCGTGTTGGCTGGCGTGCTTGAGGTGATGATGGATAAACCATCTTTGCCAGGCGTATCCAGTGGGTACGATGAATTTGTGATGGTGCCTGTGGATGTCCGCGTGTCCTGAATGCAATATCCAGTCCTGTCAGCGCCCATTTCCTGAAACTCACCTGTACCGTTCACGCTCACGTACGCGCAGTTGATCCCAAACGAGTTTATTGGCTTAAGCATCCATTCCACGTCCACGATGCAGTTTCCCGCATTCTGGATGATATTCTGAGACGTTGCATTTGAGGTCCATATGCCATCGCCAGAATTTCCAGAGACAGAGTCCATGACATTCGGTGCAAAGTCATTTAATGGCTTGATGGACATCCGCTGAGCTGTCAGGCTGGGAATCAGAGAATGCTCGATCTGTTCCTTGAAAGCATACGTTGGCGATGGGGTTGATAGTGTGGCGTTTGCTGCGGCAAGGAACCGGCCAGCGGGGTCGATCAGGTTTCTGGCGTAGGTGAGCGTTTCGGTCGTGTAAGGTGCCCGCCAGCGTCCTGAGTAGGTCAGGGTGTTGGCTTCACCGGAATATCCAAAGCCATCCGTGTGAGGGATCCAGAGCGGAAAGATTTTCATCCGGCGAAACCTCCCAAGGCCGTTGGCGCACTTCCGGTAGCCAGCGTTGTCTTCTTCGTCACAGTGGAAACGCCGGTGTCTTTGGGTGCGGTGTTGGTCGCAATTTGTTCAAGCACGGAAAGTTGCTTGTCTGGCTTTTGAGCAAATACGCCAGAAAGCAGCGAGTTGAAGGCAGACGAGCTGGCTTTCATGCTGGTCGCAGCAGGAGCGTTCATCCCTAACGCGCCGGCATTGCTTGCTGAAGGTGTCACCGTGGCGGTGAACTTCTCCTTCATGTCAGAGACTTGTTTGTCGTATGCCTCTTTGGATGCAGCGATGCGGGCTTTTGCAGCTTCGTTCTCTTCGGCAAGTCCCTGCTTGGCGTCGCCCATATCAGCTTTGGCGATCAGGCCAAGACTGAGTTTATTGGCGATGCCAGTCAGTGTCTCCCAGATCGAGAGAAACGTGATTGCGATATTGTTAACGATCAATCGCCATGTGTCCAAAGGGTTGGCCAGATACGCGGCCACCTGCGCGGCAAAGCCTGCAATAGAGGCCATAGCGTTGGTGAGAGCGTTCACAATCGGTTCAATCAAGGCTTCAGCCGCCAGGGCGACATACGAAAACGCGGTGTAAATGTTTTCGCCGAGCTTTTTGAATGCCCCGCCTTCGGCCACCTTCATGATGGTGTCCATGAATCGGCCACGAAAGTATTGGAAGGCTTGCCCGACAATCAAAAGGTCTTGGCCGATCCTGGCGGATGCGGATGTGGTTTTAGTGTCTGCCGCTCTCCCAAGGTTGGCGTACCCAAATTTGGTCCTGTCAAAATCACCTTCCGCTCGCTGTGTTCTGGCCAGAAATTTATCCATGGCGTACTGCGACCGAGATTTGCCAGACGCCTGCTGCTCCTCGGCTGAAGCATCGACTCCGTACTTCCGCAGCACCTGATATTCTCCAGCCGCTGCCGCCGCCATATCGGCTCTGATCTGATTTGGGTCGGCATTGTCCTGCGATGCCACATCACCAATTCGGAGTTCCACTTTTTCGGCCAGCCCCTGAGCCATCTCTTTTGACATGCCTTGATTGGTTAAGGCTGTGACTGTTTTCAGGTAGCTGTCCAAGACTTCCGCTTGAGATCCGAGTCCTTTTGATGCCAGTGCTGCCGCAAATTTTTTGGCGGACTCTGCACTATTGCCCAAAAGCACATCTGTTTTGGAAAGCGTTTCGTTTAAGGTGCTGGCGTTCTCAATACTGCTGCCAATGTTGCCAGCAACGGCTTGAAAAGCTCCACCGATTCCCTTGGCCATCAGGTTTCCGATAGCAACCGCACCAACCGATTTGGCAAACCCACTCACTGCTCCAAAGGCTTTGGATAGTCCAGAGGTCAAGCCCGAAAGATTGGTGCCGATCTTGACATACAGATTGGAGATTTCGTTACCAGCCATGCTTATAAATCTCCTTAATTGAGTTGATCAGCTCTAACCTGGTGTGCGTTTGCAACAACCCTGGTGGATCTGATTCAGGTGTTACAAGAGCGATGGCTTGCAGCGGTGTCAGGTCCATTACGTCCCGATAAGGCATGTGGAATTCTGTCACGAGATGGCGGATCAAGAGGTGCCAGTTGACGGGGTCGCCTGATCCGCTGGAAGGTTTGGGTCGTCTGGCCTCTTGCCGGTCCATGCAAAGGTTGCCAGAGTGGCAAACGCTGTCGGGTCCATTCCTTCAACCAACTTGGCCACCTGATCTTTGGTCAGTTCAGGCTGAAATTTCGCCAGCATTTCACCCACAACTGCGGTTTGCAGTTCTAATGATCGCAGAATCAGAGCCACACCGTCTTCCGAGTCGATGGCTGGTGGCCAATAGGCTCTTCGCTGACATGCCCTATTGAAGATCTCTGCTGCCACCTGAGGAGGCATGTCACGCATGGCCTCTTTGCTCAGGTCCATCGGATTGTCTGCGAGCTTTCTTACCACAGCTTGAAGGCGAGACCTTCCGCCCAAAGTCAAAGGAGACAGGCGGTAAGTGGTCCCGCCTGACTGCACTTCCATGAAATCATCACCTAGCTCATTCAAATGAAAGACAGGCATAAAACCCCTTAGTTGGCCAGGATGGTCATGTTGTTGGTTGTCAGGTCGCCGTGGTTGGTCAGCGACAGGTCAATGTTCACGATGTCGTTTGGATCAAGGCTGTGCTTTTGATCCGTGATCATGAACGTGCCGATCTTGTTCATGCTCCCAACGGTGATATTGCCGGTGACATAATCACCCTTCTTGAGATTCCAGGTCGTGCCGTTGGCAAATGGTGTGGTCAGGTTGCCTTGAGAGATATACCCAGAGAGTTCCAGAGAAACCTTTTCGTTGCCGGGTGCGACCAACGTGCCGGCTGTGTTGGTGGGTGCCTCGGCTGACTCGACCGACTCGTCAAAAGATCCTGACTTGATAATCAGGCTGATGGCGGTCGCATTCGCCTGAATCACGCCGTTTGCCGTGATTGGAGTCAGCAGTACGGTGCCACCTTTGAACGTTTGCGGAT